GCAATTCGTGACCGTATTGCTGGTAAAATGGCAGCACAAACAATGCAAGCTAATCCAGGTGCAACATTCCAACAATATGAAAGTACAGATATGTCCGCTGATATCGATGCGTTAATGGAAGGTGAATCACTTTCCGAAGATTTCAAAGTTAAAGCAACTACCATTTTTGAAGCTGCTGTATTGTCCCGTGTTGATGCAATTGTTGCTGATGTTGAATCACAATTGACAGAACAGTTTGACATCGCCGTAGACCAAATCAAAGAAGAAATGGCTGCCAAAGTTGATGATTACCTCAACTACATGGTTGAAGAATGGATGAAAGAAAACGAAGTTGCTATTGAGAAAGCTCTCAAAGCAGAAATCGCTGAAGAATTCATGGACGGTTTACGCAATTTGTTTGTTGAACACTATATCGATATCCCTACCGAAAAGGTAGACGTTGTTGAAGAACTCTCTGCTAAAGTAGAAGAACTTGAAGCTTCTTTGAATGAGCAAATCAACAAAGGTGTTGAACTTACAAAAGAATTAAACGAACAGAAAAAAATTGAGGCTATCTACACAGCGTGTGAAGGCCTGACTCAAACCCAAGTAGAAAAATTGAAATCGCTCGCAGAGAACGTAGAATTTACTACTGAAACAGAATTCAATGCAAAATTGAATGTTTTGAAAGAGTCATATTTCAAAGCAGAAGTAAAAATTGCTGAGAGTTCTGACTTAAACGAAGGCGTTGAAGTTGAAGAAGAAAAGAAACAATCCGTTTCTGCTGACCCTTCAATGGACGTCTACGCTAAAGCAATCTCACAGAGTTTGGTAAAATAATAAATAAAATTTACCATTAAAGATACCTAACAAGGAGAATTAAATGTATTTAACAGAAGAACTACAAAAGAAATGGCATCCAGTTCTGGAGCATCCAGAATTAGACGCTATTAAAGACCCATACAAGAAGGCTGTTACTGCTCTTGTTTTGGAAAATCAACAACAAGCTATGGCTAAAGACCGTTCAGTATTGAACGAAACTGCTGACGCTGGTCCAACCAACGTTGCTGGTGGTGTTCAAAACTTTGACCCAATCTTGATTTCTTTAGTACGCCGTGCTTTGCCAAATCTTATCGCTTATGACGTTGCTGGTGTTCAACCAATGACTGGTCCTACTGGTTTGATTTTTGCAATGCGTGCTCGTTACAACACACAACAAGGTACAGAAGCTTTTTACAACGAAGCCAATACCATGTTCTCTGGTCAAGGTTCCGCAAACGGTGTATTCAATAACTACGGTTTCTTGGGTACAACTGCTACAGATACAGCAAACTCTGCTGTTTCTAACGAAGCTGCTAACTCATTCACAACTGGTATTGGTCTACAAACCGCCGTTGCTGAACAGTTAGGTGCTGACGGTGCTAACAGTTTCCAACAGATGGCCTTCTCTATTGAGAAAGTTACTGTAACTGCTCAGTCCCGTGCCTTGAAAGCTGAATACTCATTAGAACTCGCACAAGACTTGAAAGCAATTCATGGTCTTGATGCTGAAACAGAATTGTCTAACATTCTGTCTACTGAAATTCTTGCTGAAATCAACCGTGAAGTTATCCGTACAATCTATTTGTCCGCTGTTGTTGGCGCACAATACGGTACAGTAACACAAGGTTATTTCGACTTGGATACAGACTCTAACGGTCGTTGGTCTGTTGAGCGTTTCAAAGGTTTGATTTTCCAAATTGAACGTGATGCTAACGTAATTGCTAAGCAAACACGTCGTGGAAAAGGTAACGTATTGATTGTTTCTTCTGACGTAGCTTCTGCAATGGCTATGGCAGGCGTTCTTTCATACACACCTGCTCTTCAAGCTGACTTGCAAGTAGATGACACAGGTAATACATTTGCCGGTATGTTACATGGTCGTATCAAGGTTTACATCGACCCATACTATGGTGGTTATACTTCTAACCAAGAACTCGTAACTATCGGTTACAAAGGTTCTAGCCCATACGATGCTGGCTTGTTCTATTGCCCATACGTTCCATTACAAATGGTTCGTGCAGTTGACCAGTTTACATTCCAACCAAAGATTGGATTCAAGACTCGTTACGGTATGGTAGCAAACCCATTTGCTGCTGGTTTGAATCAGAATAGCGGTATCATTCAACCACGCACCAACGTTTACTATCGTATTTTTGGCGTCAAGAATTTAATGTAAGCATCAAAGAAAATAAGTCAACATAGATTGACATTTTCAGAGAGACTCCTTCGGGAGTCTCTTTTTTATGGCCTAAATATCCGTATTGACAGCACTTACAAGAACTCCTCAAAATACCAATTATCTACAACCGACCAAGTTTATCATGGCGTTTGATAGAATCCCTAATGTCCAGTATTTCTGCCAGTCAGTAAATATACCTGGAATGCAACTAGGCGCAGCCCCATTGAATTTTCCTGGTCTTGATGTAAATGCCCCTGGTACCAAGATGATGTATAATCAATTGGCCATGACATTTACTGTGGATGAACCAATGAAGTCGTGGCAAGATTTACACTCTTGGTTTCGTTCCATTGCGTCTCCAGCAGGCACGGATGAACGGAATAGGTTGGCGGCACTACAAAGTAGGAGAACTACCGGTACTAAGTCTTATTCTGATGCCACTTTGACGGTTCTTTCGGCATTAAATAACCCTTTATTCCGTGTCCGTTATTATAATTGTTTTCCCATTTCTCTATCGGACATTCAGTTTGATACCAAAATGTCGGCAGATGATATCATTACTTCCGATGCCATTTTTCTATTTGATTACTTTGACTTTGAAGATGCTTGACAATTAACATTGAGTATGTTAATATATTAAATTGGTGTTAAACTATTGAAAATATTATGGAAAATCTTGAACAAGTATTAAAGTATTGGGAATCAGATGCAGATATGGACCAGACAGAGCCTGGTAAAGAACTGTTAAAGATACCTAAACTACACAACAAATACCTCAGTATTCTTACTAAACACAAAATTGCCTCAAAGAAGGCACATTTTGATTATCTCCGTATGCGTAAAGTCAAATGGGAGTATTATACAGGCAAGATGTCACAAGAAGAATTGGCTGAATACGGTTGGGAACCATTTCAATTTACACTCAAATCCGACATTACTACATACTTAGAGGCCGATAGTGATTTGATTAAACTATTGGAAAAGAAAGTATATCATGAAGAAACCATTTCGGTGATTGAATCTATTATGAATGAATTGAAACAAAGAACATGGCAGTTGCGTGACTTTATCTCATGGGAGAAATTTATTGGCGGGCAGTGATATTGTACTCTCTAAAAAGGATGAAGTCTATGCCAAGGTAACCTGCGAAAAACATATCGCCAAAGAGTTATCGGAGTTTTTCACATTCTTTGTTCCTGGTTACCAGTTTGTACCTGCCTATCGTAATCGTATTTGGGATGGTAAGATACGATTATTCAATCTTCAAAGTTATACCATCTATCTCGGTCTTTTAGATTACATCAAACAGTTTTGTGAAGAACGAAACTATACATTGGAACATGAATTAGACCTTGAAGATGAATTCTCGGTTTATCATGCCAAAAAGTTTGCTGAACAATTAAACATTCATTCAAACGGCAAACCAATCGAAGTAAGAGAACATCAGTTAAATGCTTTTGTTCATGCCATGCAAAAGAAACGAACCTTGTTGGTTTCTCCTACCGCTTCTGGCAAATCTCTCATCATCTATCTTATCTTCCAACAATTACACAAATACCAAAATTTAAAAGGTCTTGTTATTGTTCCAACAACATCTTTGGTTGAACAATTATATTCTGATTTTGGTGATTACAATGATGGTGAAATGACTAATGTTCACCGTATTTACCAAGGTAAAGAAAAAGAATCTGACAAAGACTTAACCATTTCTACGTGGCAATCATTATATAAGATGCCACCAGAATATTTTAAGCAGTTCGATTATATTATTGGTGACGAAGCCCATCTATTCAAAGCACAATCTCTTACAACAATTCTTACCTCTTGTGTTAATGCCAAATATCGTATTGGTCTTACAGGCACACTTGATGGTACCAAAACACACAAACTGGTGTTAGAAGGTCTTTTTGGTCCTGTTCGTAAAGTAATTACCACAAAAGAGTTAATCACTCAACAGAAACTTTCACAATTTGAAATTAAGTGTTTAGTGTTGAAACATTCCGATGAAGAAGCATTACGAATAAAAGATGCAACTTACCAAGAAGAAATTGAATATCTCATTTCACACGAAGCCAGAAATAAATTCATTAAAAATCTTACAGTTAGCTTAGGTAAAAATACTTTGGTTCTTTTCCAAATGGTTGACAAACATGGTAGGATACTGTATGATATGATAAGACAAACAGAGAAGATTGGCAATAGAAAAGTATTTTTTGTTTATGGCGGCACAGAAACTTCTGACCGTGAAGAAATTAGAAAGATTATGGAGACTGAAAACGATGCTATTATTGTGGCTTCTTTTGGGACTTTTAGTACTGGTATTAATATTAGGAATTTGCATAACATTATTTTTGCAATGCCAACTAAATCGAGCATTCGAACTTTGCAAAGCATTGGACGAGGCCTACGACAAAGTGAAGGAAAAGAAATAGCGGTGTTATACGATATTTCGGATGACCTTAGACATAAAAAACATATGAACTATACCCTTAAACATTTTGTGGAAAGAACTAAGATATATAATGAAGAGCAGTTCCCTTTTAAAATATACAAGATTGGATTAAAAAATGCCTGAGTATAAAACACAAATTATTAAATTACAAAATGGAACTGATTTGATTGCCAATGTTACCTTACATGGTAATGAACAATACATTTTAGAAGAACCAATGGAATTTGGATTAGATTTTCGTGGCAGAGAATCTGGCTTAGTTATGAAACATTGGTTACCAGTACAGTTACTTAAAAAGAACTCGATTGAAATCCATTCTAAAGATATTCTTTCTTTTATGGATCCTGAGGAGGAGTTCTGTGAATATTATATTAATACGGTATTGAAGATTAAAGAGTTGTTAAAAGCTAAAGAATTAGTCTCCGAGATGGATGACGATGAATTGCAATCTATGATAAATGAATTTGAGGACTTACAACACTATGGAAATACATTACATTAATACTTTCAACCAAGGACATACTCGACTATACACACTTGTCAAGCGTATGTCAATAACATTATGTGGTAATTATGGCGACTAAGAAAAAAGAATATGTTAATAACGGAGACTTTCTCAAGGCTCTGATTGATTATAAAGAAGGTTGTAAGTTAGCAAAGAAGAACAAAACAGCACCTCCTGCTATTCCCAATTACATTGGCGAATGCTTTATGAAGATTGCTGAAGGTCTTTCACATAAGCCAAACTTCATAAACTATACCTATCGTGATGAAATGATTTCAGATGGCATTGAAAACTGTTTAATGTACTTTGAAAATTTTGATCCA